GTTGCGTTATAATTTCTAAGTACCATTAAGTTAATCTCCTAAAGACTACATCTAATTTACTGTAATCTACCTTGTAAAATTCCGTATCCGTCATTCGTCTTGCCTGTGGAACTTCTTGTGCCATTATATGTCGCCTTCGGTCCAGTATGTCGGGTCTGGAGTCCCATCATCTCGTCGAACAGTTCCAGACCAAGTTGTTTGCCAACCGTTCCAAACAGCCCCCATATTATTACCAATCGCAGCAACAACTGCATCATAGTCGCCTTCACGATTAATAACCAACTCAGGAGCAATTTCTGTTTCTATCCAATTATCCTGAGTTGGGTCAAGTGATACAACACCTTTCCATGTCGCAGTCATGTATGGTGCGACACGTTCAATTGTACTAGCAAATGGTTGTTCTGTCAGAACAACCTCTGTATATGGAAGGGTAATGAGATCACCTGTCTTCTGATAACCAGCAGAAGTTCTTGCAGAATCAGTCGAAACATTTTCTTCTAAATCAACCGATTTTGTAACATGGATTGGACGAAGTGTTCCCTCTGAAAAGTCCATAGAGTTTTTATAATCTTTATGGTATGCATCACCAACTCTATGTCCTTGGAAATTATCAACAACAATTCCTGACTTAAATCTATTCAATCCGTTAGCATCCAACACCTCAAAATTCAAAGCATTTCTTTCCAATAGATTTAGAGTTGTCATTTTTTCAACATTAGTAAGGCGATTATTGAGCTTACCAATATCTTTCATAGTAAATCTTTGATTTCTTGTTCTGTTAATTTCAACATCTTCCGGCTTAAAAGTAAATGGTGGTATTCTAAGGTCAGCAAGTTTCATAGAATCTACTGGGATATCAGGTTTAACGGGGGTATCAGATGATGATCCCTCAATAACACTAATAAGTCCCCTATCATCAATTATAATCGCTGCTCTTTTACCAAGATAATACTCAAGGTCTGCTTGAATAGTAGAGCCGGGTTTACAAAAATCAGAGACTGATGCGCCAGTACCGTCATACTGTCTAGAGTAGAAGTCAAAAGAGTTTCCTGTAATTTCGTCAATAGTTGTTAATGTAGTTGAGGCACCAGCAATATCTTCAACCCTTGATCTAAAATCATAACTATCTCTTAATGGAAACTGTCCCGCTGGTGATGGACTATCGGGGTCAACCTTAGTTGCGGTATATGTTGGAATATCTTCATAATCCATCTGATTAGCAATATCAACATAAGAGTCAACTGTAAACATATCTCCTGCACCATGTTCTAGATAATCGTATATGACAAGTAATCTTCCTGTGGGTGCAGGAGCAGATGGTTTTCTTACAATTCTCGAAATGTCATAGAAATTATCTCGTTGGCCATCATCAAACAAATATTTGGTTGTGATGTTTACACTACCATCCGTAAGAGTTCCAATAGTAGCAGATGCACCAGAACTTTCACCAGTGATTGTTTCCCCCGATACAAAGGCAAGTGCAGTAGATAAAACATAACTCATGGGAGATGTAATATCAACAATTCTTGCAGTTGCACCAGTTGTTGCACCTGTAATCTTTTCACCTCTGGTAAATGTTCCTGCCTGATTAGTTAGAATAAAATCTGGAGCAACTGCATCTGTACTTGCACCCTCAGAGTCAAACACCGCAACAAGATTAAATGCATCAGCACGTCCAAAAGAAATAGTGGTATCTGTTGGCCGGGTTCCATAGGCATCTGTTGTCCCAGAAGTTACTTTCAATTGCTTCATTAAATTAGCAGTTTTACTTTTTTGAATAACAGAAGTTTTAAGAATTGTTGCAGTAAGTTTTACTTTTGCAGCAGTTCCTAATATGGTTGCATCTGTAATAGTAATAGATGCTGATCCTGCACCACCAATTTTACCAGAAAGACTAACAAGGTCGCCCTGTTCTCCAGTTCCACCACCAGCTGTAAGAATAGATAATGTATAGTCTACTTCACTGTGTGATAAAAATGTCTCGTTTGTACCAGCAGTAAAGGTGACAATACCAGAAGAGTCTGTAGTTCCAACAAACTGCCTACGAATTGTATATTGCGTATCACTAGCACCACTATTTGTTGCGGTTAAAAGTGTTTTAACTGTCAGTTTTGGTAGTTTGAATATTGCTCTGTTTTTCTCTGTATCTTTTAGTTTTGCTGATTCACTATCAAAACCCTCTTGAATAATTAATCCTTGAACTGAAGTTCCATCCTCCTGTTCAATAGATGATGATGGTTCCTGCTCAAGAGAAAACCCAGCAAATATATTCGTTAGATTTTGAATCTCAAAATCAGCAGTAAAGTCTTGACCACTATCTGCATCGGTCATAAAAACTTGTTTGAAATTAGCAACATTATAGCTTCTGACTGATGCAACCGTAAGGTCTGTATTACCTGAGTTCTCAACAATTGCGCTCGTTTCAGATGAGTCAGATGCAGTAATTTTTTCACCAACTCGGAAAGTGCCGACAACAGTAGTTAGATTTACTGTGGTTGTAGAAGTTCCAGATGCATAAACCAAACCTGTGGCACCAGAAGTTACACCAGTTACCAGAACACCACCATTTGCATGTGTTGCAAGAAGTGTTGGTGATGGAGTATCACTCAAAGTAAGTTTGGTAAATGGTCGTATATCAAATAAATATAGTTTATAAAGAGAAGAGGTATTGGTTGCAGCTGATCCAGCAGTACCTGAATGATATTCAATTCCCCGAGCTCGACCTACGCCAATTAAATTACCATTCGCAGAACCTCTAGTTGAATTTTTAGCATCATAAAATTCAACAGTTTTAAATGCGGTAGATTCACCCGTTACCGCTGTGATATCTGGAGTGCCATATACATTTGAGACAAGCGCAAAGTTACCCACATCAAAGGTTGAGATACCCGCATTAACAGTATCAAAATCTCTTGCTTTGGAAACGTCTTTAATGGTAGATTGAGTCTTTTCAATTTCAAAACCTTTTACATATGCCTTTCCCGGCGATACAGAAATAGCAATAAAGTCACTACTAGCAATGTTACCATCATCAGTCGTGGCCCCAGCAACATATCTGCCCAATAAGTTATCTCGACCCACACTAACATCTACTGATTCACTCGCAAGAAATTCAAATGGACGAACCGTATAATTTCCAGATTCATCATTAGTCCGCCTTGCCATTTCATTAGCAAGTTGAGCATAAGGTGTAGCACGACCAATAATAGATGATTTACCATTCTTAACATCAACAAGAGAGATAAAATTAGTAGTGTCTGTTGTGGATGTGATAAAAGATAGTGCAACAGAAACACTCAGTCTATGTGCGCCCTTCGCAGCATAGTTACTAGACCCTGTAGAATTGTCCAATAGTGTTTCGTCATTCTCTGGTGTAATAATGGTTTCACTTACTGTAAACCCAACTGTACCTGTAGAATCTTTATCATAATTATTAAGAACTAATACTTCTGCTAAGTTATTAACAAAGAAACCACGAATGTAATATATACCAGACTCGATAGCATAGGCAAGACCTGTCCTTGCAGCTGGTCCTTCAGCACTTGCAAGTTGTGCAGCAGTTGCACCATTAGTTGCAGTATATTCAGAAGTGTATGTTGTAACAGATGCTGCGTCCGCAGCATAACTTGCTGTTGAATGTGTGATCGCAGTGTTAGCAGTAATGTTCTCACCATCAGAAAATATACTGGTTTCGAAATCTGTACCAGTAGATATATATGAAAGATAGAGTAGCGGTTGGTCTGTTGTTGTCGCAGCCTTGAAACCAATGACCTTTGCAGTAACACCCGTTGTCGCACCAGTAATTGTCGTAGGACTATCTACATTATAATACTGTGATGGATCAATCTGTTGACCATTAAATGTACTTGCAAGTTTCAGAGTATAATAATCTTGAATCGTTCCTTGACCCGGTACAACCATTGCTCCCTCACGGAAAATATGACTTCCATGTGCTTCAATTTGATGCTGTAATGCGCTTTGGAGCTGCGTTAACTCTCTTGCCTGAACCGCAAATCCGGGCCTAAAGAGAATCTTTTGATAATTATTCTCTGCATTAAAATCATCAAAGTACGGGGCTGCGTTAAGATTGGTTTTTTGTGACATATTAGAATTCCACTACAATTTTGATATCTTCCGTTTGATCTGTCGCACGGGTGATGGGTGATCTGTTTTCTGTATATACAATATTGCCGCTGTCTGCTTGAAGCTCTGGATTGACATACCCATCCGTAAACGTGATAGTAAATCCATTTGCAAGTGTCACCGCAGAATCAGCAGTTGAATCCGGTGTTCCTGCGGCGGCAGATGTTGCACCTGTTACAGCATTCGAACCAGAGAAAGCAACATAGGCACCAACTGAGTTTGTGCCATAATCGGTATATCTTTCCTGTTGATAATAAAGAATAGAGTTCCCGCTATCCCACGCAACTACTCTACCAACAGCAAGAGTTGCTGCTTGCGTAATTTTCTCATCAACAACGAATGTTCCACTAGTAGTTGTTAACTTTGTTGCATAGGTTTGTCGGACTGTTTGGTCGGACGCAATTGTTGTTGTTCCATAGTTCGTTGGGTTAGTAACAATAGCAATGTTACGGAAATCGTTTCCTGTAACAAGATCATCACGCTCTGCACCAATGAACAATGTGTTCATTAATACATAATGTCCACCGAGTTCCGTAATCGCATTATAACCATGGCCGTTCTTTGGACTAATTATAACTTGAATTGCGCCACCACTACCATTATCAATATCACCAGAATCTACAGCAGTTGTCAGTGCTGCATTTGCAAACACCGTTGCATCTGTAAGAGTAACTGTTCCATATGTATATTCTGTACCACCACTGTAAACGATGGTATCAGTACCAGAGGTCAGTCCAAAATCTACAATAGTACCACTGGAAACCACGAAGGATATAACTGCGCCGGAACTTGTCCCTGCACTTGATCCATCACCGTTCACTGCTACATAGTAAGTACCATCCGTATAACTAACACCGCCAGTTACAATAAGACTTTCAATCTTACCATCAACTGCTGCAGCAGAAACAGCAGTGTCCGTACTAACAGGCATGAAGTCCGTTGTCAAGAACTTTGTCTGTTCGGCAGCGGTAATGGTATACATATACTTGAGAATATAACCACCCTGAGCAAAGGGAGAAGTTGATTCAGAAGTTGGTTCAGAACCAGAGTAAGCAGTTCCACCATTATTATCCAGAACCTTATACACACGGTTATCAGCTGTACGAAAGAAGAATGTGGATTCGTAAATACTAGCTTTACCAGATGTAGTTAAATTGTCAGAACTAACATTGTCTTCATACATATCGAAAGTTGTGCTGTTTGTCCAATTGCGGCGAGGAATCGCAAAAGTAACATCAGTACTTGCAATTTTTTTACCAGCAATAGTTTGATCCCAGACATAAAACTCACCAGAAACATCATCTGCCGGAGTAGGCGGCGATGCATCTGTACCGCCACTAGTCCCTGATGTGAATGGAGTAGCCTTACCAATCAACATATAGTAAACATGCGGGGCGGCTTCTGAAAAAGACTCAAAAAATTGCTCTGCGTTGTGAAGTCTAAATTTTTCTGTTATGATTGCTGTCATTTGTTCGATTCCTCTAATCTGTATTAGTATTTATACACTATGTCTAACTATATTGGTAATTTATGCTCCGGCAGCGTGCATAGTTTTCAACGTACTCCCACTAGAATTTTTAATCAACAGAGTTGAAAGGGTTTTGAGCTCAACAGAACTAATTGCATCGTTTGCCATTTTTGCTTCTGTAATTTGGTCATCAGCAATATGTGCTGTATCAATACTTCCGTCTACATAGTAATCACTATCTATAGAATTAGCGGGGAGAACTGGTATCTGACTAAAAGTTACAACACCATCAGAAGCAATTGCGATTGCGTCTGCGTCACCAGCAGAACCGATATTACCAGCGTTGGCAATTACAATACCAGCGCCAGAAGTAATAAGACCACCAGTACCCAAAGTTCCAGCAACGG